CTCACGGAAGCGTTATTCAAATATAGATTCCACGGGTTAAAAGAACCATGCGTTTCAGCTCCAGTACTGGTAGCTATTTCCGCAATAATAATAGGTCTGCTAAGAAAATCCTGGATATGATGACTAGCACTTTTCATAAAGTAATCGTACGACTGCCCTACCGGGGCCACGTCATACTGATCACCCATAATATTAACAACAGTCTTCTCCTCTGCCGCAATAGTCACAGGACCATTGACCATATTAGAAACATCTGTGTCTCCTTCTAAACTTGGTAAGCCGGTTATAACGTCCAAATGAGCCTCTAAACTCTTGATCGTCATTTCCAGAGAATGTTTCTCGGCCCATCGTTCGACCTTAGCGTCGAATTTAGCCTTATATGCAGCATTAGTATTATAAGCTGTCGATCTGCGAACTGCAAAAATTTGTACGTCTGAAACGGATTCTACATCCGCCAGTTCCATCAGACGTAACTTACAATCCACGATTAAGTCGTAGATTCTCTGTTGCTGAGATTTTTGTGACCTTTTGTTGCTGAAAGAAGTAAAACTCCGGCCAATAGAATTCCCTTCCAAAAATGTCTCCAATTCCGATTCAGCATCGGGGAGATGATGTACTTCCGTGCTCACATCAATATCAGGCACTGTAGATAGGTCTGCTACTAATTCAGACCAAGATGGGATGCGTTCAAAGACTTTACTAGGAAATTCAATATTATAGCTTTCAACATAGGCTTCAACGATTCTCCTCCGCAAAGTCATATATTGTTCTTCTTCTTTGCAATGGAAAAACACCTCCCTTAGAGCACTATTCATAGTCCCCAACATTTGGTCATATTCCGTAACGGCATCAGAGGGCAACGAAAACAAAAAGCTTCGCACTATAGACGATGGTTCCAACACGGCAACATATCTGGAAAGGCCATAATGCCATTCGAACTTACGTTTAAGGAAAGACCAACTCTCCAATGGGGTGAACTTTTCTATAAGATTGCCTTTCACTGCCGCGGTGACTTTCATATTATAGTGTTCTTCACAAAACTTGACATAGTACTCATTGTTGAAGTATTCTGAGCACAAAACAGAAACACCATAAATAAAGTCGTCTCCGTAAGTAGTGAGATACAATTCTAAAAACATATCAAAATGCTTCAGTTCTTCATGATGGTACCACGAATAAGCTATCATACACAAATTCTTCAAACAATTGAATTCAGCGGTAGCATACATGCCCGAAGGCTGAATGCCTGCCTTATAAAAAATAGACCCGTGCATGTGTAGCAAAGGAATGAGAATTTCCGTAAGAATACCATTAAGAATAAGCAGATCTTCTTCAGAATATCCCATGGCTTCCAAAACCCTATATATAACTGAAGCAGCCATCCAAGCTATGCCATAAGGACATCCGAGATCAAATGCAGAATAGTCGCCATCCCCTCTACACTTCTCAAATGCTTCAAACTTGCGAAACAATTTGTCAGCATCTCTGTGCACGTTTATACCTACTGAAGACATAAATATCTCGCCCTCTGAAGGATATAGACCCATAAGAGGTCCTAAAAACATTCTATACACTATGAGAGAAGGCAGTGACTGAACATAAAACATTCGAGAGTCTCCAGCCTTGGCTTTATCTTCCGACACAGGATAATCTTTCAACGCTACATTAGTGATAGACATAGGGTGTTCCCCTCGTCTAAGCCTGGCGAGCATATCGTCTACATCCTGTTTCAAGTCATCAGACATGCCACAAATTAGAGGATCCTCGGAAACAACCGGCAAGTAATCTCCCTTACAGCCTTTTCTCCCAAAACCAGGTGCTGTAGACCTGTTTATACGTTTGAAATTAGGGTTATTCGGATCCCCATTAATGGCAACCTTAGCAGAGTATGGTGACATTTTATCTGTTACCTTTTCCTTCAACTGCTTGATGAGATGATCTGAGACAATCTGCACAACTTTCTCCATCAGTCCACTATCAAGATTAGCAATTCCTTTATATGTTTTACGCAACCCCACATTATATGGAGAAACATATTCTCCATTGACTCGAATAGGATGCATAACGGGTTTAGCAAACTTTTTTATAGCCGTCCATTTCATCTCTTCAGTTAAAATTGAAGCGATACTTACGCCGCATTTGGGAGTTCGCAACTTCGATTCCTTCTTATTAACAAACACATCTTGTTGTAAAGACCCCAAAATTGTGACGGGAAAGCTTTCGTGGTTAAAAGGATGTTTGACAGGCACACTCGGGATAACTCCTTCTAAAGCTCCTTCACTCCTGATAGGCATCAAGATGGAGGTATTCAACATGCCAATACCCTTCTGTATCAGATCACGAGGCAACGGGACACTATAACTATAAGGCGCAGCGGATGCAAAATGCATTCCCAGCAAAGCATATGTTTTGCCAACTTGCGCGGTCAAACCATGTCCACACATGCCGGGTCCGTGTTCTGGCCAAACGTAACGATACGCATCTCTCATAATTCTAGATACACCTCTAAGATCTTTGAAATGGAAATCTTTAACGGACGAAATAACAACGTCCGTGTTACCAATTCTACCCCTAGTCTGCACTGGAATGAGATACATGCTTTGAGCTAAATCAGGCAATAAGTCGTGAAACATGTAGGCGCCAGGAAGTCTGAATACACACAACTCACAGTCCAAAAATTTGATATCTTTTGCGTATATAAAGAGTTTGTCGAGATTGACGTTCCCATTGTCAACATGTAGTTCATACTTTTCAAGATCAGACGAAAAGAAATGAGACGGCACGACAGCAATATTTCCTTGCAGTCCTAAGATATACATGGAAATTACCTTCTCGCCCTCATACATAAGTGTGGCTCTACGCATATTACGTCTAACTCTCTTGCTCAGAGCACTTAAATCTTTGCTCCTAACATCAGGCAATGCAAGTTGCAACTTATTCCATGCGTCAATCTGAGAATTAACGGGAATTTTCACAAAACATCCTCCGTCTTCGGATTCAACAGGCTCATATTTCCCTTCAGGAACGGCCCTAGATTCATTAACGACTGTCTTAGTCTTTCTCACCTTTTTTGGCTTCGAATCAGTAAACATAGGAGCAACCATAGCAATGGAACCTAATCCTATTGCCAAGACACCTAAAGTGGTTTGCAAATGCTCCCAACTAAAATATAAATATATCTGCTTAAGGCTATAGTCCCTAACAGCTTCAAGTCTAGCTTGTTCACTACGTGCGAACACGGCGCGAATAGCGTTACTATGTGCTGTAGAGAATAATAGAACATAAAT